GATAAGGAATGTTATTGAATGTTAATGAGGGATTAACATTTCTAAGTCCTTGATTTATAAGATTAACAATATGTATTTATGTATAATGTTATAAAGATAATAAAACATTAAAAGTATAACTAGGGGAAAACGAAGTGATAGTCCTGCACTATGCGAAGGGGGTCTTCGTCTTGCAAAAATATAAAAATAGTAATTGGAGGTCATTAACATTTTAACATTCCAATCATTACTGTAAAATCAAGGACTTACGATTAACATTAGGATTATCATTGTTAACATTACGACTGCGTTGTCGAATTGTTCGGGAATTCCCTTATGCAAAAAGGGCTAGTGCGTTGCTACAAATGACCGTTCCCTATTGAGATAGGGAATAAGAAGGGTGAAGACGAAAAAAAACCCCACCGAAGTGGGGTTTGGTTAGATTTTGATAAGGTGCTGGATTCTTTTGGCATAGCGTGAAATGACTCTGCGTTCTTTACTGTTTAATTTCATTTGATTCTCCAAAATAGATTGGGGGGCAAAGCCCCCCGTAAATTACACTTTAGCTGGCTCAACAACCAAAGCTGGCAACATAGCCGATACTTCACGCAACAGGTCTAGATCAGTAGCCGATTTGACTTGTTTAACAATCAGAGCCCGTAATTCATTTAGCTCATTCTTGATAACCTTGTCGGTATCGGCATTTCTACGCTTCATCTCGGCTTGCACAACCTTAGCTTTGGTGAAGTTATCCTGATTCTTGTAAGCCACGAGCATATCGACAAGCTGATCATCATCTAATCGGCTTAGCATTTCTTGCTCAGCTTTACGCTTCTCACTCATCTTGACTGCTGAAGTAGTGGGAGCTTTAGGCTTAACAACATCAGGCATTTCTTTCTGAACCCGTCTTACTTGACGCTCCCAAGCCTTCTGAGCCGACTCCTCAGAAGCATGGCTATTGAAAGCCATATACTTACGCAACCAAGTCTGACGAACCACATTCCACTTGGCATAAGTGCAAGGCACTTGAGGATCAGGCAACAGAACCTTGCCGAGTATCAACGCAGACTTTTGCAAGCCATCATCACCCTCAGCAATGGTAGCTTCACCATCACTAAACAATTCGACAACCTTGTCTAATTGTTGCGACTCGCTGATTTGCAAAACATACTCAGCCTTAGGAGCTTCTACAACTTGAACAACAACTTCTTGTGATACTTGAGTAGGCTTAGTAGCCATAATATATCTCCACGACACAGGTTATTGGATTAGGTGAATAGTGTCATCTCCACCATGATTAAAGTATAGCATAACTAGCGGGAAATGGTAGGAAATATACAGGAATATCCTACGCAATAACTAAAACAATATCGGCTTTTTTAAAAAATTTTTTCTCACTTCGTGGATATGATGTAGTGATTTGTATTCTGTTTTGACAGCAGAAAAAACATAGATAGCACCAGACCCACTAGGGTGGCACCCCCAAGATATACAATGGGTCCCCCGAGCACCTTATATACACAATGATGTGCACAATAGATCACGTGTTTTTAAAACAGTGTGTAAATACTACACCCCTCCCCCTATCTGTTTCTCAAGTACAGTGTGTCTACTAAAATATAGAAAACACCCCCCGTCACTCTTGACTACCTCCCACATACCCCCATATAATTATTGCAGTGCAACATAACTAAGGAGAAACCCTATGTTTGACCAAGACTATAAAAAGTACGAAGTATTAGTAGATCGCATGGAACAGGCGTATCAATTCTGGGCCAACTGCATCTTCTCAAGCATCAAAGAATTTTTTAAATTTAAGTAGTAAACTAACCCGGTGGGGGAACCTGGATTTTCAATGCTTCACATACATTAGTCCCAGTAGTACCCCATGTTTTATTTTTCATGTATACTCGGCCCCATAGTAACCTTACAAACCGGGTCACATGCAAATACCAATCGAGCCAAACCTCGACAAAGAAGTACCAGTTCAAGCCCAACCACAAGTTGGTGATACTCTAGAACAGCGTGCGAAGATCGCTGCTAATACCGCATTGACTCTGCGGGAACTTGGCCTGGACGACGACCCTACTCCAGAAGAACAAGAAGCGGCTAAGCAAATGTTTGAGAACATGCAGCCAGCTGAGGGTAAAAAGACACGCCCTAAAGAAGACGAGAAGAAAGCTTTGGCTACCCCCGGCATTGCAATGGCGCTCTCCGGCTACATAAATCACTATGAAAAACAAATAGTTGCAGATAAAGTGCAGGTTCGCACGATCGTTGTAAACAGATTGATGGAAATTTCTCAAGATGATGACAACAAAGTTGCACTTAAAGCGTTAGAGTTACTAGGTAAGGCATCTGATTTGTTCACAGACCGCTCGGAAATCACTATTACCCACCAAACTAGCGAAGAATTAAAGGCCGCTATCAAGGAACGCATCACCCAATTGATGCAATCAACCCAAATAAACAAGAAAACCAAGACAGAATCACGTCTAGACCAGCTTAAAGTCGTCACCGACGTAGAGGCAAGAGAGGTTATTGATGCCGACCAAGCAGAATAAGCCTACAAAAGCTAAGTTAGACGCAAAAGAACTAGCATTTTTGATGCAAAACTTGGACTCTTTGTCCGAATCGCAGCTCAGAGTACTTAAAAACGAGCTTGATGATACAGTAGATGCTGTACAAAAAGAGAATTGCCAAGAAAGTTTCATGGATTTTGTCCATAAAGTGTGGCCTAACTTCATTGATGGGGCACACCACCAAGAAATGGCGGCAGCTTTTGAAAGGGTAGCTCGTGGTGAATGTAAACGCCTTATTATCAATATGCCTCCGAGGCATACTAAGTCTGAATTTGCATCTTACTTACTACCTGCTTGGTTTTTGGGTAAGTTCCCAAAGAAAAAGATTATCGAAACAGCTCATACAGCCGAATTGGCCGTTGGATTTGGTCGTAAGGTCAGAAACCTTGTCGATTCAGAAGTGTATAAGTCAATTTTCCCAGGAGTTGGACTCCAGGCTGATTCCAAAGCAGCTGGCCGGTGGGCGACTAACCAGGGCGGAGACTATTTTGCTATCGGTGTTGGGGGCGCTGTTACAGGTAAGGGAGCGGATATCCTCATTATTGACGACCCTCACTCAGAACAAGAAGCAACTATAGCCGAGAACAACCCAGAGGTGTACGACAAAACGTACGAGTGGTATACATCAGGTCCTCGTCAGCGTCTACAGCCAGGTGGCTCTATTATTATAGTTATGACCCGGTGGTCTAAGAAAGATTTGACCGGTCAAGTAGTTAAAGCAGCGCAGCAACGCTCAGGGGAGCAGTGGGAAGTCATTGAATTTCCTGCAATTTTGCCAGATGAAGAACCGCTGTGGCCACAGTTCTGGAAGCTAGAAGAACTTGAAGCGCTACGCAACGAACTTCCAAACGGCAAGTGGATGGCGCAGTATATGCAGCAGCCCACCTCTGATGTGTCGGCTATTGTTAAGCGTGAGTGGTGGCAAATCTGGGAAGAAGACTATCCACCGATGTGTGAGTTCACCATCCAGTCTTGGGATACGGCCTTCCTAAAAACCCAGCGGTCCGACTATTGCGCTTGTACGACATGGGGTGTGTTCTATGCACCAAATGAAAGGGGAGTAGATGTCGCCAACATTATTTTACTTAATGCGTTTAAAAAACGTATGGAGTTCCCAGAACTCAAACAAAAAGCCTTCGACGACTTCAAAGAGTGGGAGCCAGATTGCCTTATTGTTGAAGCCAAAGCATCCGGCGCACCGCTAGTTTTTGAGCTTCGGCAGATGGGCATACCTGTACAAGAGTACGTCCCAAGCAAGGGTAACGACAAGATTGCACGTCTAAACGCCGTAGCCGACCTGTTTGCGAGCGGACGTGTCTGGGTACCAGCAACAAGCTGGGCAGAAGAATTAGTAGAAGAAGTAGCAAGTTTTCCGTCTGGAGAGCATGATGACTTAGTGGACTCAATGACCCAAGCCATGTTACGATTCAGGCGAGGCGGGTTTATTCAGCTCGATTCGGACGAGCCAGAAGATATTAAAGAATTCAAGAGTAGACGCAACAAGGGCTACTATAACGTTTAGGAACAACTATGGCAATTGATAAGTCACTTTCGCAAGCCCCAACAGGATTGGGCGCAGATATGCTAGACCAGATGGAAGAAGGTCCAGACCTTGAGATCACTATTGAGGATCCTGAATCTGTTGAGGTTGGCATTGATGGCAAACCAATTCTTAGGATTGAGAAGGGCGAAGACGAAGAAGGCTTTGACGATAACCTTGCCGAGTATATTGATGAAGGCGAACTAGCCCAGTTAGCTGGCGATTTAGTTGGTGAGTTTGACGAAGATATCAGCTCACGCAAAGACTGGATGCAGACTTATGTAGATGGCTTGCAGTTACTTGGCATGACTATTGAAGAGCGCACCGAGCCATGGGAAGGCGCATGTGGTGTCTACCACCCACTATTGTCTGAGACCCTAGTTCGCTTCCAAGCTGAGACCATCATGGAGACATTCCCTGCCGCTGGTCCAGTTAAGACAACTATTATTGGTAAAGAAACACAAGACAAAAAAGACGCAGCAGAACGTGTAGCTGATGATATGAACTACCAGCTCACAGAGAAAATGAAAGAGTTCCGTCCTGAGCATGAGCGCATGCTTTGGGGCTTGGGTCTTTCTGGTAATGCATTTAAGAAGGTGTACTACGATCCAGCTATGGGACGTCAGGTTTCTTTGTTTGTCCCTGCGGAAGATTTAGTTGTTCCTTATGGCGCTTCAAACTTAGAATCATCTCCACGTGTAACTCACGTTATGCGTAAGACTGAGAACGAAGTTAAGAAGCTGATGTACGCCGGCTTTTGGCGTGACGTTGATCTAGGCGAACCAGTAGATTCATTCGACGAAGTTGAAAAGAAGATTGCTGAGAAGATGGGCTTTAGAGCCACCGTTGATGATCGCTATAAGATTTTAGAAATGCAGGTTGATTTAGACCTGCCGGGTTACGAAGATGTGGATAAAGATGGAGAACCCACAGGCATTGCTCTGCCATACATCGTGACTATTGATAAGGCGACTAGCAAGATTTTAGCTATCCGTCGTAACTGGAGACCCGAAGATGAGCATAAAAAGAAGCGTTCGCACTTTGTGCATTATGGTTACATTCCCGGTTTTGGTTTCTATTGCTTTGGGCTTATTCACCTTATCGGGGCATTTGCTAAATCAGGAACTTCAATCCTCCGCCAACTGGTTGATGCCGGCTCCCTTAGCAACTTGCCAGGTGGCTTTAAGGCCCGTGGCATGCGTGTCAAAGGCGATGACACACCAATAGCCCCAGGTGAGTGGCGTGACGTGGATGTTCCAGCAGGAACAATGCGTGACAACTTCTTGCCACTACCATATAAAGAGCCAAGCCAAGTATTGGCTGCTCTGATGGATAAGATCATTGAAGAAGGCCGTCGTTTTGCATCGGCTGCTGACTTACAAATTTCTGACATGAGTGCTCAGGCACCTGTTGGAACAACACTAGCAATTCTGGAGCGTACATTAAAAGTAATGTCCGCTGTACAAGCCCGCATCCACTACTCATTTAAAGAGGAGCTTCGGTTACTTCGAGATATCATTCGTGATTACACTCCAGATACCTATACTTATGTCCCCGTAGAAGGACGCCCTGGAGCTAAACGCTCAGACTACGATAACGTTGACGTGATACCAGTCAGTGATCCAAATGCTGCAACAATGGCACAAAAGATTACTCAGTACCAGGCAGTACTGCAGCTGGCTCAGGGTGCTCCACAAATTTATAACTTACCTAAGCTACATCGCCAGATGCTTGATGTGTTGGGTATTAAGAATGCAAGCCAGTTAGTTAAGTTGCCAGAAGACCAGAAACCAACTGACCCAATTACTGAGAACCAAAACATTCTCATGATGAAACCGGTTAAGGCTTTCTTGTACCAAGACCATCAATCCCACATTACTGTGCATATGTCTGCTATGCAAGATCCAAAAATCATGCAGCTTGTTGGGCAAAACCCAAATGCACAGGCTATGCAGGCTGCGATGCAAGCACATATTAATGAGCATATTGCTTACGAGTACCGTAAACAGATGGAAGCAGAAATGGATCTTGATCTACCATTCCACCCAGAAGAGGAAGATAGCGAACAAATTGGTATCCCACCAGAAATCGAAGTTCGTATTTCTCAGCTGGCCGCTAAAGCAGCTAATACCCTCTTGCAACGTGATACCCAAGAAATGCAAGCTAAGCAAGCACAACAAGCTCAGCAAGATCCAATTGTTCAAATGCAAATGCAAGAACTCCAGCTCAAGGCTAAAGAAGTCGATATCAAGCAGAAGAAACTTGCTGCTGATGCCGCAGGTAAAGCCGACCAGATTGAAATTGAAAAAGCTAGAATTCAAGCCCAAAAAGAAATTGCTGCTATGCAAGTTGGCGCAAAAGCACAAAAAGATCAAATGGATAACGAGTCTAAACAGCATCTTGAAGGTATGCGCATTGGAGTTGACATAGCCAAAACTAAAGATCAATTACGCATGCAACACGCTGCTAAAGGAAAAACTGAAGAATGATGGATAAATACCTCGACCATTTAGTTCAAAAACTAAATGACCAGATCAAAAGCTTGGAAGAGAGTTTGGGTGGAGGCGCAGCCAAAGACTACGCTGAATACCAATACGTGTGCGGACAGATTAAAGGTCTACTGACTGCACGCTTTGAAATGAGTGACCTTAAACAACGACTGGAGAACTCTGATGAGTGAACTAATTATCGGCTCAAACCCCGATAGTAGAGAAATAATTATTACCGATGCACTTGGCAACCCAATGCCAAAAATTAACAAGGAAGAAAACATCCCTGTTGAGGACAGAGCTAAGCAGTTACCGACACCATCGGGATACCGCATTCTGTGTGCAATCCCTGAAGTAGAAAAAGAATTTGAAGGGTCTAACTTACTTAAACCTGACGAATTAGTTAAACGAGATGAGGTTCTTTCTACGGTTTTATTCGTAGTAGAGCTTGGCCCGGATTGCTATAAAGACGAAAAACGGTTCCCAAATGGCCCATATTGCAAGCCAGGCGATTTTGTTTTAGTACGCCCAAATGCCGGTACTCGCCTTGTCATTCATGGCAAAGAGTTTCGGATTATCAACGACGATACGGTAGAAGC